GAAAAGAGGAAAACATCAAGCGAGGAAAAATGTCAGCTGCATTCTGGGCTGATAAAGTGTTGTGGAACCCAAGACCTACAAAAAATGATGGAATTGCGGATTCGAAGCTTCCTCCAAAAAGTCAAAAACATACAAAAGGATTAAAAAAACGTTAATATGGAAAGGGATAAAAATGCCACCTCGTAATCACAATCAATGGTTAAAAGAGCCAAACGTAGAATATGTTAGTAGCGAAATCTACTCATCCCATAAAATTTTTGAACAAGAACAAGAAATGATCTTTAGTAAGGTCTGGGTTCCAATTTGTCATATCAGTGAGATGCGTGAGTTAAATAACTTTCGCACAACAACAATAGCAGGTGTTGATGTTATTGCCGTTAACGAACCTAATGGTGTCAGGGCATACATCAATATGGGTGAAAAAAGAACAAGTGGAACAATAGATTATGTCACACCAAATAAGGGTAAATTACTACACTGTGAAGTAAAACACGGTCAGATGGTATGGGTTACACTAGATCCAAATCCAGCACAATCTGTAGAAGAATGGACTGCGGGTGCGTTCGATTGTATTACAGATGCTATTGAAACCGAAGAGTTAGAAGTTTTTCACTATCACAAAGCAATAATTGATACAAACTATAAGTTATGGCACGATACAAACAGTGAATTCTATCATGATTTTATGCATTACTTTAACAGAGTAAGTGGTTTTAATGATGAATATTTTGCCAGAAAAAACATTCCATTTAAAAACGGACACGTGAATGTTAGCAGTTTTACTGTTAATTATGAAGAGTATGACGGTTTTGAAGATCGCGGAGAGTTATCGTTTCCCACCTTGCCACCAAATCAGTGGTATATGGTTGATTTGTTTCCTGGCTATAACTTTAACTTACGTGGAAGTGCCTACCGTAGTGACACAGTTACTCCTCTAGGACCTAATCGTGTGCTTATAGAGTTTAGAGGATATGGACTACGCAAAGATACACCTGAAGAAAGACGGACACGCATGAAACACCATAACAGTATTTGGGGCCCATTTGGTCGTAACTTACATGAAGATCTTATTGGAGTTGCAGGTCAAGGCACAACAATGCGAGAAGGCACTGAGGCTCGTCATATTTTACATGGTAGACATGAGAATCAAACAATCCATGATGAGGTTGGTATGAGACACTATTACTCAGAGTGGGGTAATTTTATGAAAACAAGTCCGACAAACCCTTTACTCAATAGAGAAGCAGCATGAGAAGAAGAAAAACTTTATCAAGTGATGATTACGTCTCAATGAGAATAGAACAATTAAAAGAAGACAGAGACAAAGCTAGCAATGAGTATGATAAAATGTGGTATTCAAGATTAATTCAAGAGCTATCTTGGGTTTCTATTCGCGGTGAAAACTGTTCATTAGAATCATTAGAGGTGATATGATGCTTAAAGAAGAACAATATTGTAAAAATTGCGGTCATCGGTGCCATTGCTACGGACCAGATTGTGAAAAATGTTACTGTGACACTTGTCAGTGTGGTAGAATAAACAATCATAATGAGGAAGATATTCCTGATTCATTTATTAAATCTAACACATAATTATGCCGACAAACAAAACAGTTAAATTTCATTTAATACATGATTTTCCAGATCAAATTGTATTACCTCCTATAGCTTCTAAAAAAGTAGTTCCTTCTTGGTTTAAACATATCCCAAGAAAAGTAGATGATCCACGTTTAGGTAATATCCAATCCGTTAAGGCCTGTATGCCATTTTTAGATGCCATGACAACTGGGTATAGTCTTTTGGCTCATATGGACATCTTAGTTGAACTTAAAGAAGACAATACTATTAGGTTACCTTATATCGATGACCAACACCAAAAGCTTGTTGAAAAGTGGAAACCCATAGAGAGACACCCAGGCAGTCAAGTACAAGGTGCTGTATTTCAAAATATGACCATTTTAAAATACATGAATCCTTGGGTGATTGAAACCCCAAAAGATTATTCTATGCTGTTTATTCCTCCTGCTAATCAACTTGAGAATTCTATTATTCCTTTAGTAGGTTTAGTTGATACAGATAATTATTCTAACGTAATTAATATTCCTTTTATTCACACCGAGCTTGAAGTAGGTAAACCCATTTTTATTCCTGCAGGTACACCAATGTGTCAAATGATACCAGTTAAAAGGGATAATTGGACCCAAAAAGTTACTGTTTTAGATAAGCATGAGCTTAAAAACGTGCAAAAAATGCGTAAGAAAATGGATGAAGACCGTGAAGATTATTATATGAAAAATCTTCATGAAAAGAAAGGATATAACTAATGAATATTGATTTATTAAGAAAACAATTAGAAATTGATGAAGGAGTGGTTCATGAGATCTATCTTGATCATCTTGGCTTGCCTACTTTTGGGATTGGTCATCTGGTCACTAAAAACGACCCAGAATATGGATTACCAGTCGGAACACCTATTGATGCCGATAGATGCATTAAAGCCTTCGAGCAAGATATCAAAACAACATTGTCTGAATGCAAGCTCCTTTACCCAGACTTTGAAGATCTGCCAGAAGAAGTTAAACAAATCATAGCCAATATGATGTTTAATATGGGCAGACCTCGCCTTAGTAAATTTAAAGGAATGAAAGCTGGCGTAGATGCTCGTGATTGGAATCGTGCTGCTGATGAAATGGTTGATTCTCGTTGGTACAAACAGGTTACAAAACGTGCTGATCGGCTTGTACAACGTATGCGCTCTCTAGCTCAATGATTAAAGCACATAACCTTTATAGAAGATTTGAAGAAGTAAAGCAAGACTATTTCGATAGTCTTGCTATTATTTCTAAAAATGAAAAAACTAATAATGGTTATTTTACTACAGAAGTTGAAAAGTATTTACAACAATTATCAAATAAAAAACATGCCTTATTACTTCGTAGTGGATCTCAAGCATTATACTTATCTCTATTAGTAAATAATATAGGAGCTGGTGATGAAGTTGTCATCACAGGATATAGTTGCATGGCTTCTTTAACCTATATTCTAAATATTGGAGCTACTCCAGTATTTTGTGATGTTAACAGATATGGATTAATGGAAATAGATGAGTCTTTAATTACAAAAAATACTAAAGCCATAGTAGGCACTGGTTTATATGGTGATTCTTATGATTTTGATCACGTCGATATGCTTTGTGAAAAATATAATTTAATTCATATCAATGATGCTTCTCAGAGCTACTTAGGTAAGTATAACACTGAAGAATGTTCGTCTTTAGGAGATTTAGTTTGTTTAAGTTTTGCCGAAAATAAACCTATTCCTAGTTTAGGAACTCATGGAGCTATCCTACTGGATGATACTGAAAAATATCTTAATTTAATTAACTTTAGAAAACATGGTAAACCTTATAGAAGATCTAATTGGGTATCGTCGGGAATCAACGGTGTCCCCGAAGAGGATAAAGCCGCACAAATTCTCGCTGCCACTAAGCACGTAGACAGATGGCAAAAAAGACGTATTGACATAGCTAATTATTATGATGATGAGTTTACAAAATCTGGAGTAAGAATTAGGCACTCTCCTAAGTATAGCATCTGGAATGCTCATAAATACGTGATATTTGTTCCAGATAAATTTAATTATTATAAAAAATTTAAATCTAAGGGTATTGAAACTGAATGTCACTATCCTGATGTATTTAGTCATCTTTCTTTTATAAAATATAAAAATTTACCTAATTGTAAATTTTTTGCTAAACACGCACTAACTTTACCACTAAACCCTCATCTCTCTAATGAAGAAGTAGAGAGAGTTATTATTACAACTAATCATATTTTAATAAAATAGTAATATTTAAGTGGTATAATACTTACAAATATGAAAGGCGCACTTTTATGTATCATACAGTTTTTATTTCTGATCTTCATCTTGGCACTAAAAAATCTAAAGCTAAAACTTTTTTAAAGTTCTTAGATGAGGTAAATTTTGAACAAATAGTTCTTGTTGGTGATATAATTGATGGTTGGGCTCTTCGCCGTGGTCAAAAATGGACTAAAACTCATACTGAAGTTCTCAGGAAACTATTAAAACTTTCTGAGACTCACCAGCTTACCTATATTGTAGGAAACCACGATGATTTTATCAGGCCTTTTTTGAAAGATCCCTTTAATTTTGGCAATGTAGAGTTTTGTGATCATTACATTTATGAATCTATCTCTGGTCGTAAAATATTTGTCACGCATGGTGATAAATATGACTTTTGGATGAAAATACCTTCCGCCCCTATCAATCTGTTAGCTAGAATAACAGATTTTTTCTATCGTGAAAAACCCGAAAATCAATCAGTACACAGATACATCCGCACTTGTTCTACTGAACGTCGTCTACGTCGCAAAGGTGAACAGTGGGATGGGGTCATTTGTGGTCACACTCATCGCCCAAAGATTGATGATGTTTATATGAATTGTGGTAATTGGGTTAAAGATTGTACCTTTTTAGCTGAAGATTATGAGGGTAACTTCTCTTTACAAATTTTTGATATTTGAGGTGTCAAAAAATTGACACTGCCAAATTTTCGTCATTTCAATACATAAAAATAAAATCATTTGCAATTCTTAATTATTAAGTTATACTACTCTTATGGGTATAAAAATTGCAATAATTATGAGCGCAATAATGGCTACGATGTGTGGAGGATTTTACTGGTATTACCAAGATTCTCAAGCTCGTATTGCTACTTTACGTGAAAACAACTCTAAACTTGAGGTTGCGGTTCAAACTGCTGAAACTAACATCAATACCTTACGTGATGACATAGCTAAAGTGTCAGAACTAAACAACGAACTTCAAGTTTCATTACAAAAAGCAGAGGCTTACGGAGACGATCTTCGTAATAAATTAAGACAACTTGATTTAGTTGGTGATGCAATAAAAGATCCAAAAACCTTAGAAGGTAAAATGAATGGCGCAACTGCAAAACTTTGGCGCGAGTT